ATGGCGAAGGTGACTCTGAAGACGAATCTGTTTCTGATGAAGAAACTGGTAAATCTAGCTCTGTAGAAGGTGGTAAGAATTCCACTGGTAAGGGTAGCCCTCCTGTTGCTGAAACAGATAGTGCTTCTGATAAGGGTATGGATGCTCTTCGGGACAAGAAAGCTGGTGATCGGACATATGCTCGGATTCCCAAAGTAGACCTTAAAAAAATTGTGGTCGATACCAAGATTCTTTTGAATGAGTTTAATACTCATTATCTTACTAAAAAAAGTGAGAATTCTCTTTATTGGGATGAGACTCTTGAGGAACTTGAAACGCTCAAGAACAATTCCAAAAAGACTGTCGCTTATATGGTTAAAGAATTTGAGATGAAGAAGGCTGCTGATCAGTATGCTCGGGCTGCTACTTCTAAAACTGGTACTTTGGATATGGGCAAACTTCATACTTACAAGTATAATGAGGATTTGTTTAAGAAGGTTACTACTCTGCCTGGTGCGACTAATCATGGCATGGTTATGGTTCTGGATTGGTCTGGTTCTATGTGTGACAATCTGATTGGTACTCTGTCGCAGATGTACAATCTGATCTGGTTCTGCCGCCGGACAAAGATTCCTTTTGAAGTCTTTGCGTTCTCTGATGCATATGGACGCCTTGATCCTTGGGAAAATCCCATTTCTAATCAAACTGCTTTTGCGAATGAATTTAAAGCTGGTGACATTGCTCTCAATAATTTCCATCTTCTAAACTTCTTCTCCAGCAACATGACTCTTGTTGAAGAAATGAATATGATGCATATCCTTTGGATGTATGCTGCACAGTATGCTGGATATCGGGATTGGGCTGAGAATGGATATCCTTATTCGTCGCCTCGCAATCTATCTCTTGGTGGAACACCATTGAATGATACAATCATTGCAATGATGGATTTAATTCCCAAGTTTAAGAATGATACGGGTGTTCAGAAGGTCAATACAATTTTCTTGACTGATGGTGCTTCCATCCGGCTTTCTGGCGTGTTTGATTATAATTTTGATTCACACACTAACGAACATCATGAAACTGTTAAACCGGCCGCCCGTAACAGTTATCAGAATGGACGGTATGTTACTTCTAAAATCGTTGTCACTGATCCTGTCGTGAACAAGACTTACGAAGTTACAAATATGACTAATGATTTGCTTCGGGTGCTGAAAAATCGGGTGCCCGGAATGAATGTGGTTGGGTTCTTTATCGCTGGTTCTGGTAAGTCTGGTCGGGTCGATAAAAGGACTCTTCATTATCTTCTGGAAGATGCCACTCGTCAGGAAATTATGGAAAAAGTTAAGTTTCTGAATAAGAACAAATATCTCGCAATTTCACAGTTGGGATATGATGAGTATTATATTCTGCCTGGTGGTGATGCTCTCAAGACTAAAAATGAGACTCTTGATGATGAACTGATTGGTGCTGGTAAGGCAAAATTGAAGTCTGCTTTTACTAAGATGTCAAAAGGCAAGTTGACTAGCCGTCAACTGTTGAATAAATTTGTGGAAATGGTGGCATAGTGACAAAAATGTCACAATCCATAAAAAAACGATTTTACCCTATTGACAAATCCTGATGAAAATGTTAGAATGTATATATGATGAGAAATGAAAAGGATTGATTATGTATCTCTCACCTCGTAAAAAGTTGTTTGTTGACACTGCTACCGAAATGTTCGGTGCCGGTTCCGTTATTTCCAAGCAAAATGCTAGGGAAGCCGCCGAGAAGGTTGGAATTCCCTTTCCTACTTGGTTTATGAAGCCTGAGTTCAAGCATTGCTATGGTTCCTACAAACTGCCCTCCGAGGGCGGTTCTGTTGTTCCTTCGGCAATTGCTTCGGCAACTGCTGCGGTTGAGAATCCTGATACCGCTTTCGTAAATCTGGTTGCATCGAGTATGGAAAAACAGAATCTCGTTCCTGCTCCGTTTGAGGGTTTCGTTGCTTGGGGCAACTTTTCAAAAATTGAGAAGGTTGTAAAGTCTGGCTTGTTCTATCCCATCTTTGTCACCGGCCTTTCTGGTAACGGTAAGACTCTGATGATCGAACAGGTTCACGCCAAAATGAAGAAGGAACTTATTCGGGTGAACATCACCATCGAAACTGATGAGGATGATTTGCTTGGTGGTTTCCGGCTTGTAAATGGCGAAACCAAGTTTATGCCCGGCCCTGTCATTGAAGCAATGGAGCGGGGTTGCACTCTGCTTCTTGATGAGTGTGATTTGGGTTCTAACAAGTTGCTTGCCCTACAGCCTGTCCTAGAAGGTAAGGGCGTATACCTCAAGAAAGTCAATAAGTGGATCGTTCCCAAGGATGGTTTTAATGTGATGGCCACTGCCAATACTAAGGGCAAGGGTTCTGAGGATGGTCGGTTTATCGGAACCAACATTCTGAACGAAGCGTTCCTAGAGCGGTTTGCAATCACGATGGAACAGCCCTATGCAACGGCGGCGATTGAGAAGAAGATCGTAGTCAATTCCATGAAGAAGTATGGTAAGGTTGATGAGGATTTTGCCACCAATCTGATCACATGGGCAGAAGTCATTCGGAAGACCTTCTATGATGGCGGCGTTGATGAAGTTATCTCTACCCGCCGGTTGGACCATATTGTAAAGGCCCATGCCATCTTTGATGATAAGATGGAGTCAATCGAACTGTGTGTTGCTCGGTTTGATGAGGATACTAAGGCTTCATTCCTTGACCTCTACACTAAGATTGATGCAGGCGTAGTCACTTCGCCTAGTGAGGAAACTGTAGAAGAAGAGAAGCTCCCAGAGCCTGGGGTGTTCTAAACATCTCTTTTATAAGGGACTATTTAAGTTTGAAAGAAACTAAAGAAGAGGCGTTCTAAATATGGAAGCTATAATTGAAGCAATTGTTAATCCACACCTTGAAGAGTTGAAAAAGCGGAAAGAAGACAAATGGCATAACTCTAAATATGGGGCTGTTAAAGCAGCTGCCATGACTCCCAAAGGAGATTTTGGTGAGGATGTTACTACTGATTTAATAAAGACGATCATTGGTGTTTTCGTTGAAAGAAAAAATAAGGGTAAAGGAGAATTTGACATTTTTATTGCTCTTTCAGAAAGCGGTATCACATTTGAAAACAAACTTGCAACTGAAGATACGAATGGTAGCTACCAATTCAATGGTTTTAAAAAAACTGTGAATTTTGATTTTGGATTTTGTTTGGGCGTTTCCCCTAATGATATGTGTTTTGGTATTTTTCCTAAGTCTGTAATTGATGATCTAACCGTGTCTATGACTAAGGATGGTGAAGATAGCTTTAAGTTGACTGCCCGACTAGGTAAAGGGCGATATGCGCTAACTCCTCTTACAGTAGAAAATTTTAAGAGGGAGATTTCAAAAATTGTCTAGTGCGTGGGATGGTTTGGTAAACAATAAAGAGAAAACAGAATTACCGCATTATGCGATAAACAAAAGTTTACCAGCAGATAGTTACTTTACATCTGTAGAGACTGCTCAAAAATGTTTAGATATTGTTTTTGACATTATTGATACAGATGGGTACATCTTTATTGAGCCTAGTGCTGGAGCTGGTGCATACTTTGATTTACTTCCCAAGGATAGACGATTTGGTATTGATCTATATAACAAAAGGACAGATATATTAACAGCTGATTATTTAACATGGTGGCCGAAAGAAGATAAAAAATATATTGTTATTGGAAATCCGCCATTTGGAATTCGTGGCTCTATTGCTCTTGCATTTATAAATCGTTCATTATTATTTGGAAACTATGTTGCTTTTATACTACCAATGTCATTTTATAGTAATGGTAAAGGGTCAAATATGAAAAGGGTTTCCAATGGCCATTTAATTTTCTCTCAAATTTTAGAAGGAGAAACATTTTTTTCGCCTGATAATAATAAAGAAATAAAGGTTAATACTCTTTTTCAAATATGGAAACAAGGAAGTGGTGTAAGTGTATTCCCATATTATGATGTTTCAGAATATGCAAATATATATACTGTTTGTTCGTCGCCAGATAGGTTGTGTGGATTGGACAAAATAGGAAAATATGATTTTTATGTATCCTCTAGTTTCTTTGGAAATACACTTTCTACAGTATACGATTTTAAGGATGTTAAATATGGTTCTGGTTATGGCATTATTATAAAAAAAGAAAGAGAATCAATATTATCTGCTATTAAAGAAATAGATTGGAATAGTTATTCTTCTCTTGCAACAAATAGCTGTAAACATATTCGTAAATATTATATTGAAAAATGTTTGTTTGATTTGGGATTTGGTAAAAAAATAAAGTCAGAAAAATATGGAAATTTAAAAAAGTTTATGTATAGGGGTTGAAATTTCGATTTTAACTCCTATATATACTATAGGAGTTTCAGTAGTTCTCCTAGCTTGAGTGATGTTGGTTATCATTCTACATTAACAAAACTACTAATGAGTTTTGGTAGTTTCTCTGAATAACCAAAAAAAACTACCACTTTATGCATTGCCGAATTGTCGGGATGCATAAATTATAATCTTGCTTAGTAAAGGAGATGAAAATGAATACTAGCAAAGCATTATCCCTATGGGATAATTTCAATCAACTTACACCCTATGCAGTTGGGTTTGATCGTATGTTCGATAATCTTAGTCGATATGCGACTGATAATGTAGCTTCTACAGGGTTTCCGCCTTACAACATTCGAAAGGAAGGTGACTATAATTACGTCATTGAACTGGCATTGGCGGGCTTCGGTAAGAAAGATATCGAAGTGGAAGTTGCTGAGGGGACACTTTCTGTTCGTTCTATAAAGGAGAACAGTGAAGATGATTCTACACTCTATCGTGGAATTTCTTATCGTCGTTTTGAGCGTAAGTTTACTATGGCTGATGACATCGTAGTTAACGGTGCCAAGTTAGAAAACGGTATGCTAACTCTTAATTTGGAACGTATTGTTCCAGAAGAGAAGAAACCTCGCCAGATTCCGGTGAAGTAATTCTTCTCAAGTGAATTCGGAAAGGGAGCTGGGTTTAAACCCAACTCTCTTTTCTTTCATACATTTTAGAAAGGTAAAATAAATGAAGAAATTTAAATTAATTATATTAGGTGTGGTGATTGTAGCTGTGGTGATTGTAGCTAGTGTGATGCTTATGGGATATTATTTTCCAGATGCATCTTTGGTAAGTGATGGGATATAATATTCCAGAAGCATTTATTAATAAGGAGATTATATATGACAGGTTTTGATTTTTATGTTGGTACTTGTTTGGGAGTTCTAGCAATCAATGCTTTAAGGCAAATATTTTTCGTTTTAAGGAGCTAAGGATTCTCAAATAAAATGGAAAAGGGAATTGACTTTGACTCCCGTTTCCTGTATTATAAAATATAAATTGAATGAAGGAGTTGTGATGAAGATATTTGACTTTGACAGGGCAGAAGATATGGTCGATGGTGCTGTTGCAAAACAGGTTGGGCCACATGGTCTGACAATTGAGACACTTGATGAAGATGGAAATATTATTACTGAAGATCAACTAAAGGCAAGAGTTGCTCAAGAAAATGTAGCTGCACTTGCAGAGTCAGAACAGGATGATGATCAAAAATTTGAAGATGATAATCATGGATTAAAATTTGCAATCCGGCCTGTGAAGAATTTTGCAATTGGCAGAATTGAATTTCCTATTGGAATTATTGATGAAGTTAATCAGCATATTGATAATGTTATTATTCCAGCAAATGATAGTTTTGCTGATGGTCTTGTTGGCCAACTTAAAAATAATGAGAAGTCTGCTCAATTAGATTTTCCTTTTGACGATGAAATTGGTAAACAATTAGAAGTTGTATTTAATCAGATTGGTACTACATATCTTAAACAAGGATATGATAGAGATTCAAAAGCTGAAGCTTTTCAGTGTTGGACAAATCATGCTTATGCCGGGGATTATAATCCTTATCATGATCATGGATGTCAAACTATGGCTGGTCTATCTGGTTTTCTTTGGTTGAAAGTTCCCAATTGTATTGAGGTGCTTGATGATGTTCCTACGACATTATCCGGTGCTAGTGGTGCTATTGATGGATTTACTCATTTGATTTGGGGCCAAAGTAGTCGTAAAGATATTCTACAATTACGCGGACAGACTGAGGATTTTATTAAACCTGTTGTTGGTTCAATGTTGGTATTTCCTAATTGGTTGAAACATCAAGTAATGCCTTTCTTTGGTGATGGTGAAAGACGATCTATGGCTATGAATTGGAATGTTCATGATTCAGATGCGGAAATTATGAAACATTTGTCTGATCGTGAGAAAGAAAATTATGAAAAGGCTAAGGCTGAAAAGGAAGCTGCTTCTTGATTGACTACAAATACAACGAAGATAAAACCTTAGTTGAACTCTCAAAATATATTGACTCCACCTATGATGAACACTATAGCAAAAGCAGATTTCAGGCTACAGAGTTTATTATAGATGGTGGTCATGGCGAAGGTTTCTGTATCGGGAACATATTAAAGTATGCACAACGGTATGGAAAAAAGAATGGCAAGGATCGAAGAGACTTGCTAAAAGTGATACATTATGGTATCATAGCTCTTTATATTAATGAAATGGAGAATAGTGAAAATGAATCTTAGTAATGAAACGGTATCTGTATTGAAGAATTTTGCAACAATCAATCAGAACCTTGTGATTAAATCAGGCAGTAGTATCTCTACAATGTCTGCAATGAAAAATATAGTTGCATCGGCTGAAGTGAAAGAAGTCTTTCCAACAGAATTTGCAATCTATGATTTGAATGAATTTCTGTCTGCACTGTCTCTTTTTGAAAAACCAAGTTTGGATTTCAAAAATGATTTTGTTGTAATAACAGAAGATGGTTCAACAAGTAAAACTTTGACATATTGGTATTCTGATCCATCTGTAGTCACAACACCAACCAAAGAAATTGCAATGCCAGAAGGTGAGATTAATTTCTCTTTAGGAAATACTATGTTGGGCGATGTCCAAAAGGCTGCAGCAATTATTGGCGTTCCAGATATGGTGCTTGAAGGAATGGATAGTGGTATTGCTTTATTGAAAGTTACTGATAAGAAAAATGCCACGGCAAATGATTATGCTGTAGAGGTTGATGTCAATGACAAAGATGGAGAAAATTTGCCATATAAGTTTTGGTTCAAGGTTGAAAATT